CAAACGCCGCGAACGCATCGGCCATGGCCTCAAGCGCTGGTGCAACGGCGACTGCAAGTTGGTTGGCAATCCCTCGCCACAACAGCCCCATGCGCGACAAAGCATCATTGGTGCGCTGGATCTGCGCGGCGTCTTGTTCGGACACCGCCACACCAAAATCCTGCACGTCCTTGGTGGCTTGCCGCAAAGTCGCACTATCAATTCGGGTGAAAATCAGACCCGCGCGGGCCCCGAAGATCTGTGAGGCCACCGCGGCTTGCTCCGCCGCCGGAATGAACTTCTGGATCGCGTCCTGGATCTTGATCATCTTCTGATCGATCGGCAGCCCGGCAAGATCCGTGGCCGACAGGTGCAGTTGCTGAAGCGCCTTCACAGCCGGCCCCGTGCCCTGCGCCGCCTGGCTGAGGCTCTTGGTCATCATGATGGTGGCCTGCTCGAGCTCGCCTTGCGACACACCCGCGAGTTCCGCCGCCCGCGTCAGCACCTGCATGGAGGCGGTGGTGGTGCGCAAACTGGCCGCCAGCTTGGCCTGCTCGTCGATGGTTGTGAGGCTGGTTTTAACCATGGCAATGCCCGCCGCAGCCGCAGCTGCCGCCATCACCCCAACCGCGATTCTGGCGCGGCGCGCAAACTTCGCCAGCTTCGCGTTCGCAATCTCCATCTCGCGTGAGGCTTTGCCGAAGCCGCGCTTGCCGGCCTCACCAATGCCCGTCAGTTCAGAGCGCACCTGTTTGCCGCCCACAGCCGCAAGGCGGACGGAGACGTGTTTTTCAACCATGATCGTGTTCCATCTGTTCGTTCAGTTTTGCGACCATTACCGCCTCAATCGGTGGCAGGAGTTCCGCAACCGCAACGCCCGGCACGCCCAGCGCCCGCGCCAGTGCCAGCGCCGCAGACATATCCCAACCGATAACGCCACCTGCGGGGGCCACCCGCAGCTGCCCGCCCAGTCGGCCCACAAGGTCCCAGACCTGTACGCCCTCAAGCGTCTGTGGGGCATTCAGGATTTGCGGGCAGTCGGGGCAGGTTTCTTTGCACGCTTGGCAGTATTCCCCGCCCCCGCCGAAGACCCAGTCGGCAAGGGCGATGAGGCGTTTTTTTCCTGATCCAGCACCAGACCTTTTGCGACGTAGTCGGTCTGGAAGGCCTCAAACAATGGCCAAACATCGAGCAGCGCATCAATGGCCTCGGGGCTGACGGGGATAATGTTGCCCTCGGCATCGCCGACGCCCTCCCAATCGAGCAGCGTGTTGCGGGCGAGCGCCTTGGCAAAGGCGAGCGCGCTTTCCTCGTCCGGCGCATCCTCTGGAAGCGCCATAATGGCGGGATCATTTCTGGCCGCGACCATCATCGCGGTGGTCAGGGGGCCAAGCAGAATGCGCACCCCATGACCCAGATCGAGCCAGGCCGGTTTGTTTGAAAGATCAAGTTTCAGCATGATTAATAACTCGCAATCTGGTTTTTGAGGACGACGGTGCACATCTGCCCCGCGGCGGAATTAAAGGCCGCCTGCCAGTCAAAGCTGACCTGAATACCTTGCGGTCCGTCGATTGCCGCACGCGGACGCGGCAGGTAAACCGCATGCGCCGTGATTGTCAGACTGACGGTGGCGGAAATAGTGTAGGAGAATTCCAAACTGGACGCCGTCCCGTTCAGTGCCTGATCCATCAGCGTGGTGTCGGCGAAGCGCACATCGATCTTGCCGGTCAGCGCAGCGATAGACGGGTCGGCCCCGTCGATGCGCCCATCCGCGCGGATGGTTTCGATCCGGTCAAGATTATTGGCATAGGTGATGTCGGCCGAGACGATATTGCCGAGCGCCATACCGCCACGTTTGATCGCGCCGTTGAAATGGCCAAAGCGTTGCAGGGTATAGGCCGTGGGTGTTCCCGCAGCTGTGGACGTGGCAACATTCTCACCCTGGGCGATCAGCTTCACGTCCGCCGTCAGCAATCCCGAGCGCGCCATCTGCCACGAGATCTGATCCAGCATGCACCCCGTATACATGACAAAACGCGGAATCTCCGGCATGGCGACTTCAAGGGCCATGCTGGGGAGGTTCCAGTTGCCCGACTTGAACGTGTGCGTTTTGTTGGTGGTCCCCGTGGTGGTCGGGGCGCCAAACGCGGCCTTGAGCCAGAACCCGAACGCCTCGGCATCGATAGGCACCTTGATATCCCCGTCTGCCGTCACCGCGTCCTTGATCGGGGCCAGCGGGTCACGGCCGTAGCCGAGCAGCTCCGAGGCCAGGAGCGGTTGCTCGGCCCCGAGAGAGGCACTGGCAAAGGGCATCTGGTGAAAGCCGCTCATCGGCGCGGTGCCGTATGTTGTCTCAAACACGGCCGCAAGCTGCGACCGCGCGCCTTGTGCGCGTGCCATGGGTGTTCCTTTCGGGATGTTCAGAGATTGGCCGGGGTCAGCCCAGCGGATCAGAAGTCGTGTAAACCAGCGTGATCTCGATGATCGCCGCTTTCAGGGCATCGCCGCCCTCGATGGGCAGATCAGCGGGTTTGGGGGCCGCGGCCTCAACCCAGTCGCAGAGGCCGCCGAGGGTGCGGTGGGCGGCAATCACGGTTCCGATTGCTTGCACGAGGGTATCGAACGTCGCTGCGCGCGCCGCCGGCGTCTTGCCCTGCACGATCACCTCGAGTTCGGCCTTGTGTTCGTAAGAATAGGCGAGCGGCGAGAGCAAAACCTCGGGTGCGCCGGGGTCGCCGTCGCGCAGGATTATGAGGCCGCTAGCGGGGATGCGCTCAGGCAGCACCTCTTCGCGCAGGACCGTGGCGACGGGTACGGTTTGCAGTGCCGCAAGGAGGGCTTGCAGGATGGTTTCTCGAATGGTGGGCATTTCTTTTACATTCAGGATAGATGGTCAACGTAACGGCGAACGGCAGGGCCCCTGCTTCACGCTAAGCCGGTTAGAACTACGACAGAACAATAACCTGATCGGATTATTATGAACAAACTTGATCTACTAATCAAACAATCGCGAGAAATGAAAACCATTATTGGCCAGCGTGCGTGGACAAGTATCAAGCTTGGTCAGGTCTATTTATCGCCACGTGAGATTGAGCCTGCGTTGAGCCGATTTGGGCAAAACCTCGCCAGATACACCCATGATGAAAGATATGAAATTCAACTGATCGGCTCGGCTACCGGTCTGTCGTTCGGAGACAATAAATATTTGTTCGCGACACACCACCAAGTGACCAATTTGGATCCTAGCGATATTGGTGTCATTGACCACGACTCCAACAGCATTATCTCGTCAGCAGGGTTCAGTTTCTTTCCGGAAAAATCTGATAGCGATGCACAGGATTTTTGTGCGTTTGATTTTTCTTCTCAATCAATTTCCCACTCGCATCTATCAAAGCGTTTCTTTGATTTAACAAAAAATCCCTGCATTTCAGATGAGGACAACATAATCATCTATCTGGCATACGGTTGCGCATTCGCAGAGCAAAGATATGAGGTGGACGAAAAAAATTCTGTCGCGAACGTTATTCGCTCAATGCTTTGCAAACCGGATGGCACCCCAAACGATCCGGCTCTCAGGAGGGCAAAATTATATGAGAATCTGGAGTTCGACCCGGACGGCATATCTGGTGGCCCAGTTTTTGCTATTTGCCTTGAACACACCGAGCCAGTTCTAAAATTTGCGGGAATAATAAACAGGGCCGGCGAGCAGATTATTCATTTCATTAAGGCGCACCTTATTTTTGACCTATTGAAAAAAATCTGACCAAGCCTTGAATGGCTTATTGATCAGTAGGCTGCTTCTCCTTCTACATTCGTTGCGGCACGGTTGACCTCGGTTTTGAACTTTGGGATTGAACCAATGCTCAAAGTCAGGCGTCAGCGCCCCATCCAAGCTCGGCTTCTATCGCGCGGCGATATTCGGTATCGACTTGCCTGGGTGTCTTCCTAACATATTCTTCTGCACTGTCACGGGCACTTCCGCGAAGGCATCGAAGGTATTCAATGACCTGCGACTGGGTGGGGAATTTTTCCTCGTCATCAAATTTCGGGGGCAAAGCAGTCCAGATAACTGCGTCGAGGCCATTTGAGGAAAGCCAGCCTTCGAGGTCGGAAATTTCCGAGGGGCCCTCTGGTCCTCCATTTTGGTAACTTCCGATCAGGTCCTTTCTTGTCCCCTCTCTTTTTCGCAAGGCTTCAGTCGCGTCATCTAAAGTCGTGCAATCCATCAGGGCCCAAAGAGACCGTACTGGCCGAGCACATTTGGTGAGCACAAGAGTTATCCTGCCGTCCCGAGATTGCCGGGCAAATTCAACTTGGATGAGAGGTCCGTCGGAAAACCATTCTCGTTTGATGGGCAGGTCTTTGGGATCCCAGATAAGTGACCCCCATCCCAGACATGCGATCTTCATTTCTCTCCTCCAAGATAAACAGTTCAGAATTGTTACTTGAATATATCAGAAAACCCTCGAAAATCCGCGCCACTTCTCCACAATTAACCCCGGCACCCTGCCTGCCACCCGTTCCGCATCCCGCGCCAGATCCAGCCGCTTGCGCAACCTCACCTGCGGAACCAGCAGAAAGATCGGGGCGGTGACCTGCCCGCGCCCGGTTTTCGATCGCGACGCCACAGCTGTCCCCCGCGCATTGATCCGCGCCTTTTCAGCCACGAGCAAACTCGGCCCGTTCCGGCGATAGATAAACCGCAAGCGCATTCCCCGCCGCCGTTCCCATTCGCCGGGCGTCAACCGCGCTCCACCACGCCCCTTGCCAGCCGCTTCGGTGGGGATCGCCAGATAAAACCCGTTTTTCGAGCGGATCAGCACGCCGCGATCGTGGGCCGAGAGGATTTCCGGGGCGTTCGACCAGACAAACGCCGCCGCATCGATGCTGTCCTTGCCCTTGGGATAGGTCCGGTTTCGGATTGTGCGCGGCAGACGGTGGCCGAGACCGGCGGAGGTGATCTGTTCGCGCCACGCCTGTTTCAGCTCTGATCCGGCTTCCTTCATCGCGGCGGTCACCGCATGCTCACCAGCCTTGATCTCGTCCTTGAGCATCCGGGCGAGGTCCGGATCAAAGTCGAGTTTCAGTTTCATTGCGGCACCAACTCCAGCGACCAGATCAACCGCTCACGGTCACGTTTCGGCTCACCCTGAATGGTAAAGGTATCCGGGCCAATGATGATTGTATCGCCAGGTTTTGGGTTTGCCATCTCGGCGACCCGCACATCAACCAGAGTGGTCTCCGACAAAACCCGCGCCGCCCCAAACGTGGTCATCTCATCCGGCGCCTTCCGAATAACCCGCACCGGTAAGGGCGCGCCGCCTTGCGGGGTCCAGGTGGCCTCCGCCGCCATGTTGGCGTCCTGAAAGAGCGCATCCATGGCGGCGGCAAAGGCGTTCAAGTTACCGGCCTCAGTTCGAGGAGAACAGCCGCACGCCCAGCGCCGGGCGCTTGTTGACGGGCAGAATCGAGGCCTCGGTCAGAAGA